AACAAAAATTGTTTCGGCTGTGAAAACAACTCCCCAAACTGGCGGATTACAAAATTTTAGTTTCCCTCAAATTAATATTAATATCCAACAAAATAACAATACTATTGTTGCTAAACAAGTAAATCTCAACATTAATAACGGATAATGAAATGCCAACAAATTTACCTTTACAATCATCTGCTGACTCGGGTAACGAAGTAAAACAGTTCTTTGACAAGTACTATGTAAATCAAGTCAGCTTTCCAAGCAATCAGATTGATGCAGTTGTTGGGTTTTTCTTACAACACGGTTTTGATCAAGAAAGTGCAAGAAGCACAGGTATTGTATTACTAAATCAAGCCAGAGAAGATAACGTTAATGTTTTTGAATTAATTGATTCGTTAAAAGCATTAACTGATGTTCAGTTGAGTCAAGTAGTGGCTCAAATTCTCAATGCCTACAGAGAAAATATAAGTGTGTTAGGTTATCGTGTTGCTGGTGTCATTGACGAATACGAAAGCAGAAATATTTTAGTATAATATGCCAGCGAAATTTGCCCGTGGAAAATTTAACATGACCCAACCAGAAAAGTATGTAGGAACAAAAATGCCTACATACAGAAGCAGTTGGGAATTTCAATTCATGAGATTTTGCGATACACATAAAAGTGTACAAAAATGGGCAAGTGAAGCAATTAGCATCCCATATCGAGATCCGTTAACTGGACGCCAAACAATATATGTGCCTGATTTTTTTATTCAGTACGTTGATAAAAACAACGTCATGCACGTAGAATTAATTGAAGTAAAACCTGCAAGCCAGACAATACTAGAACGTGTGGGCAAAAACAAATACAACCAAGCTCAGTATGTAAAAAACCAAGCCAAGTGGGCTGCTGCAAATATTTGGTGCAAACAGCAAGGAATTAAGTTTCGTATCTTAAACGAAAATGATATGTTCCATAATGGTAATGCATAAGTAAAGTATGACTAAAAAACTTGAAGAATTATTAAACCTCCCCGAGAGCAAAAAAATTATCAAGGACGAGGAGAAAAAAGCAGCCAAAGCTGAAGTAAGCAAACCACAACCTTTTTTGCGAGATATTGCAGAATTTGACAAAATTAGTGCAGCTTTACCGCAAGTTAAAGGCCTGGGCGATGCAAGCGACAGCGAGTTTGACGCTCTAGCACAAAGAGCTACAGATGCCTACGATGATCTTATGGATCTAGGTATGAATGTTGAAGCCCGCTATAGCGGACGTATTTTTGAAGTTGCCCAAGCAGCACTTAAAAACGCTATTGATGCTAAAGCTGCAAAGATTGATAAGAAGCTCAAAATGATTGAGCTACAACTTAAGAAACAAAAACTTGACCAGGAAACTACTGAAGATAACGGTGTAAATCTCAGTGGTGACGGCGTAATTATTACGGATCGTAACAGCCTACTGGAAAAATTAAAGAATATGAAATAAATATAGTATCAGGATTATATTATGAAATCATTTAAAGAATATCTAACAGAAAGCAAGAAAGTATACGAGTTTAAAGTCAAATTAGCCGGTGATTATAAAAAAGCAGGCGAAATGATTAAAACAGCTCTTGCTCAGTACAAAGTTGAAAGTTGCTCAGCAGGCAAGCGTTTACCTATTGCTGAAACTCATGCAGATTTCCCACATATCGCAAACACAAATGTTACAATGTTTGATGTTTGCACAGCTTACCCAGTTACTAGTCAACAAGTTAGAGCTTTAATTGCAGAAAAATGCCGTTGTCCAATTGATAGCGTAAGAGTTCGTAATTTGGCAGAAGCAGCAGAAGATGAACTTAATCATGCAAACGATAACAAATCAGGTGAAGCATTGCTGAACAAAGAATACGAAACAGAATCAGCAGGTCAAAAACTTGTTGGTGAAAAACAAAAAATGAGTTTGATAAAAGAGTTAATGAAAGACAAAAAGACTCTTGAACAATACAAAGGTGTCAATGATGCACTTCTAGCATCTAAAGCACCATCAGAATCTGTTGCGGCAGATACTGCAAAAGTTAATACAAAAAGCCCCGTTGGCAGCACGAAAGTTAAAAAGCCAACAGCTAAAACTGTTGGAGTAAAATAATGAACTTTCAAGATTTATTGTTAAAAATAAAAAAAATAGACGAATCACCTTTAGCAGTTCCAATGGAACCAGTTGATAGTCCTTCAGATATTGAAGACATGGAAGAATGTGGTGATGACGGGATGAAACCATCAGGTAGCCCAACTAGTGTTATGCCTAGCAACGATGACGATATACTAACTGGTGAATGCGGAGGCATGATGGATATGCCAGGTGCTAATAAACAACCAGACAGCGTTACAATGAATGTTAGCATGAACGGAAGTGGTGCTGGCGGCATTAAAGACCTGTTAGATATACTACGTAACATAGAAAATGCTGGCGGACAAGACAGCGACGACGTTCTAGTAGGCATTGGCGCAGAAGAAGAGTTTGACAACTCTCCAAAGCCAACACAAGTTCCAACGCCAGACAGTGGTGATGACTTGCACCGTGAAAAAGATGAATACAAAAAAGCTAATGGCGGCGGAAATCCAATGCGTATGCACGAAACACTTGTTGCAAAATTAGCTGCTAAATACGAAAGTATCAAAGGAAACTAATATGTCAACTCTAGCAGATCAAATTCGTGAATTGCAAGCTCGATTAGAACAAATTAATGAAGAACCAGCACCACCAGAGCAAAGTGCAATGAATGTTGCATCGGGTAACATTCCTCAAGCATCAACTAATGTAGCTCAAGCAACACCAGATTTACCAACTAATGAAATTCCAACAATTGATGCACCAACATTTAGTCAAGCATACGCACAGGCTAAAAAACAAGGTCTTAAAAAGTTCAAGTGGTGTGGAATTTATGCTGTTAAAGATAAACCAAGACCAAAACCACCAAATCCACAACCCACAGGAACTATTCCGTATGGTAATGCCAACGTTATAGATCCAGAAGGCAAGTTTAATGTTCCTGATACACCTGCAGGCAGGGCACAAGCTGGTGTAGCAAGTATGATTTAATTCGTCAGCAGTATCAAAAGGGGCTCTTCGGAGCCCTTTTTTTATGTAAATAAAGTTATGGCAAAATCACTAGATGGTGTCTTAACCAAAAAGGCACATACTAAAGAAAAGTTTACGGAAGCACAAGTACAGGACTTGTTAATGTGTGCTGACCCAGTTGAGGGTTATCTGCACTTTGCAAAAAACTTTTTCCACATACAACATCCTACTAAAGGTAAGATGAAATTTGAGCCGTATGATTATCAAATACGACTCATGCACAGCTATCATGATTTTCGTTTTAACATTAACATGATGCCACGTCAAAGTGGTAAGACAACATGTGCAGCTGGATATCTGTTATGGTATGCTATGTTTCATCCAGATCAAACAATTCTAGTTGCTGCACACAAATACACAGGTGCTCAAGAAATTATGCAACGTATTAGATATGGTTACGAATTATGCCCTGACCATATACGTTGCGGTGTTGTAAACTATAACAAGGGCTCAATGGAGTTTGATAATGGATCACGCATTGTATCAGCTACTACTACCGGCAATACTGGTCGTGGTATGTCAATTTCCCTATTGTATTGCGATGAGTTTGCATTCGTACAACCTAATATTGCTGAAGAATTTTGGACTTCAATATCTCCAACACTAGCGACTGGTGGTAAGGCAATTTTAACTTCAACGCCTAACAGCGATGAAGATACATTTGCTACTATCTGGAAGGAAAGTCAAGACTTATACGACGAATACGGGAATATAAAAGAAGATCAGATAGGACGAAACGGTTTTCATGGGTTTAGAGCAGAATGGCATGAACACCCAGACCGTGACGAAGAATGGAAACGAAATGAGATGGGACGTATTGGTGAAGAACGTTTCCGTCGAGAATATGGTTGTGAATTTTTAGTATTTGATGAAACACTAATTAATAGTATTAAACTATCTGAACTTTTAGGACGAGACCCTGTATATAAAACAGGACAAGTACGCTGGTTTAAGAAACCTACACCAGGAAATTTATATCTTGCGGCACTAGATCCGTGCTTAGGAACAGGCGGCGACTATGCAGGTATTCAAGTGTTTGAATTGCCCAGCATGGTTCAAGTTGCAGAGTGGCAACATAACTTAACTATAGTACAAGATCAAGTTAAAATCTTTAGAGATGTACTGAAATACATACAAAACGAAATAGGACAAGAGTATACAAATAGTGTATACTGGAGTGTTGAAAACAACACGGTTGGAGAAGCAGCTCTTGTAGTCATTACTGATTTAGGCGAAGAAACTTTCCCAGGATTGTTTGTTAGTGAGCCTATAAGAAAAGGACATGTACGCAAATTCCGCAAGGGCTTTAATACTACATTTGGCAATAAAATAGCAGC